TAAAAGTATTATCTTTACACCTAACACAATTACTTATGCAGTTCCTGCTGATAGTAAACTAGCTAGTACAATTCGTAAAGCAAGTATAGGAGTTGTCTGGCACACAGCATATAATGGAAAAACTATTGCAGACTTGAGTGCGTCTTTTGGTGTAGACTCTAGTAAGTTTAAATCAGCAAGTAGTGTTTGGTCAGAAGATGCTGGTGTCAAGAATGTTAGTAAGGTAGCTGGTTTATCAAAATCAGATACTAAGAATCTTGAAAATAAAATTAAACAGTTACAAGGTGCAATTAAAAAGGCTGGTGGATTTTTTAATATGTTGGCCAGAGAGAAAACTATTCTTAGTTTGGGTGGTCAAATGAAAATCTTTTTTAATTCAAAGATTCGTGAAGGTATTCAGTTATCAGGTGCGAAACAACTTGTTGTAGATTTTGACAAATATTATGTTGCACGAATGACAAAAGAAATTTCGGGTAAGAAGTCAGACAAAGGCAAAGAAAAATATCAAAAGATTCTCCAAGATTCTACTAAGGAATTAAAGAGATACAAGAATGAAATATATTTTGCCTTTGCAACTTACCTAGCTATTCGTGATGCAAAGATGATTGTTATACAGCAGTTGAATAAGATTCAGGGTATTGGTACGTTTCTTAAATCACCTGACGGTTTCAAAGTAACAGCTCCAGAAGGATATGTTGCTATTAATTCAAAGAGCGGGCAAGCAATCAAGTTAGTTGATAGGCTTGGTTTCTCCTTTGCAAATTTTACATTGGCTAAGGATTGGGTGAAAGGATAATTATGGATATACAAAAACTAGCTACAAAGATGGATGTGAAACTAAGCTTCCAAAAAATAGCTACAAAGATAGAAATAATAAAGATGATTCTATTAAATAGTAATGATAAAAAAGAAGTTAAAAAAGATTATAAATATAAGAAAGATTAATTGGAGGAAATATATAAACAAGTATGACTATTATTAATAAAAAAGAAACTAAAATAAAGGTTAGATCAAGATTTTGTGCAATATGCGATTCACAGTTTAGATGGCAATGCGAGTGTCCAAATAATAAAGTTATGTCGGCACAAAAGAAAAAAAGTTTTAAGAGTGGTAAACGATATAAAGGCAAACGAGCTTTAGAATACTGTTACGAAACGGAGAAGAATGAAGTTGATTAGTTACAAAGAATTTTTTTCAGAGGCTGTTAGTGATTCAGTTGTATTCACATTTGGTAGAATGAATCCACCTACAGTCGGACATGGTAAGTTGATTGATAAAGTATTATCAGTTGCCAAGTCCTCTGGAGCCAAAGCTATTATTTATCCATCTAAAACAGAGGATGATAATAAGAATCCATTACCTTTCAAGATGAAAGTAAAAGTCTTGAAAGATGTATATGGAAGTATCGTTGATACTGATAAATCAATTAAGAACCCCTTTCATGCATTGGAAAAACTGGACGATAAAAAAGTATCTAATGTAACATTTGTTGTTGGTAGTGATAGGGTAAAAGAATTTGAAAAGAACATGAGTAGTCATATTAAGAAGAATTTAAGTAATATTAAAAATTTCTCTGTTGTATCAGCTGGTGAACGTGATCCAGATTCTTCTGATGTTTCAGGAATGTCTGGTTCTAAAATGCGTTCATTCGTACAGAAGAATGATTTTGATAAATTTAGAAAAGGATTAATAACTAAGAGTAGTAAGCTGGCAAAAACAGTTTTTACTTTACTTCAAAAGAAGTTAAACTAAAGGAGAAGGAAATGAAACCTTGGATGCATCACACAATTTACTTTTTGATGGGTTGGGCTGTTGCAGGTTATCTATATCATTAATCATTAATTTTTTAATATAAATAAGGAGAACGAAATGGAAACAATGGTTTTAGCTTGGGCATCAGGACAATCTTGGTGGGGCTTAGCAACGACACTTATCGTTATTGCAAATGGTATTACGATGACACTTAAAGATAAGTATGCTGAGAGTATTCCGATAATCGGAAAAATCTGGCCTATTTTGAATTGGTTGTCGTTGAATGTTGCTAACAACAAAAATGATGAGAAATAACTAAGGAGATATTATGAGAGGTATTATAAAAGGTTTTCACAAACCAACAGGACAGATTGTAACACCAGAACAGGTTTATAATTTTAATGTTGATTGTGTTAATGGAAGTATTCAAAACAATCAAGAAGTAGATTTTATGGCTAATAGTGATGGATTTGTTACAAGTGTTGATACTATAAGAGATACAACTGTAGAAGAAACAATTACCGAAGAATTACTATTAGAAGAAGAGGAGGATAAAAATGGCGTTATGGGGAAAGAACGAAGCAGACGGCGCAGTTAAGCCAGGTACATCTGCTACAGCAAAAAGAAAAGTATATGCTAATACTAAAGGTTGGGTACAACCAGCACAAGGTAATGGTAATGCAGCTGCACAAGAAGAAGTTTTAGTTTGTATTAAAGGATTGAGTTCAGCAGTAAGTGCTAGCACAGGTGCTGGACTTGCTCAGGCAAATATATCTTCAATCAACTGGAACATTACCACATTTGATAAATCAGATGGTGGAACATTATCTGCAACAGTTAATTTTGACGAAGAAGTTACTGTATCAGGTAGTCCAACATTAGCAGTAGCAGGAACTGGTGGAAGAAACCACAGTCTTGTTTATGCTTCTGGTTCTACAACGAATCGTTTGACTTTTACATTAGCTATTGGTGCTGCTAACGCCGCAACCAATGCAGATGACGCATTAACTTTTGGTGCTAATCCTGTTGCACATGCAGGTGGTAGTACTATTGTTGATACACTTGGTGGTGGAAATGCAACAATCACAAGTTCAGCTGGTATTGGTTCATCTGCTGGGACAATTACAGTTGTTGCTTAATTACAATGTTAAAAACTTTTCTCCTAACACTATTCCTGTCGCTTGGTGTATCAACGCCAGTCTCAGGTGGTTGGGTGATAGTTTTACAAAATGAACTTAGGGAACCTACACTTGATAAATTAATCGATTGGATTCCTGAGGAAGTCCCAAGGACTGTATCTTTTTATTTTGATACAGACAATGATGGCAAGTTTGATATAAAAATTGCTTATTCATTGATTGAAGCTTTTCCATGTAAGAAAAATTGTGTGAATACAATAACTGATAACGGAGATCATTGGATATTACCAGCACCAGGCATTAACTATTTTGTAGTTAAGAAATGGATTCTTTATCGTTATGATGATGATGATGATTGGCGTGGTAATAAAAAGACTAGTGATTTTGTGTATAAGTATAAGTATCATGATGATTGGTTACGAGAGAAATTTTATCCTTTGTGGTCTGAACAAATGAAATAGAAAATGAGAGAAACTATGAGATTTAATGAATTGACGAATGAAAATTATTTAATGTATGCATTATTACACTATGATAATCCGCATTGTGTTGACATAAAAGAATATTTTGAAGACGTTAGAAAGCTAAAGTATATTAAAAGATTGTTTAATCGTTATAAAGAAGATGGGGTTATTAAAGAACGTCTAATACTTAATCATCTAATATCTTTTTATAACGTATTTGAAAACGAAGCTTCAACAAGACTTTTGTTTTTTAGGGTTGGTGTTGAATATCATTCATTGTTAAAAACATTTCTTGTATTTTTAAATAAAATGCCAGAACAGGTTAATGAAAATTTATATTCGTGTGACATTCTTTTGGAAGATAATATTGTAAAAATTTTAAGGAATATAAAATAGATGGCCTCAAGAGCATTCGACACATTTATCACATATAAAATCATTTCTAATCTTGTTACTGATTGGGAAGATTTTGATGCATTTGAACATGGTATTATTGATAACAAAGGAAAGTTATTAAGAAAATATAAAACTCTTAAAACTAATGAAGAGAAAGATTCTTATACACTTTTTAACAGATTGATTTTTAATGTTAAAAGATTAATACAGAAATTGCCAGGTGGATCAAATAAATTAGCATCATATGCAGCTGGATTGTTTTTAATTAAAGAAGAAATTGATGTTGAACGATTACTGAATGAGGGAGAATCATATGTCGAAGAATTATTACAAGACTGAAGATGCACCTGCAAATTCCACGGGTTCGTCTGTATCAGGTACTGGTGGTGATGGAACGGTTGTTAAAAATAAAAAGAAGAAGAAGAAGAAATGGGATTTATATTCACCAGATGCTTTGGGTAGACAATTTCGTGTAGAAGGTAAAAATATGGATCAGCTGCATGATTTGATTAAGCAAGGAAAAACTGCTGATGAAATCTCTAAGATAATGAAACTTGATGTCGATGCTATTAACGCATTAATGAAGGAAAGTGTGGATGCAGTTGCACCAAATATTACACCTGATAGTCAATTTGCAGGAGTTGATGTGTTTAATGTTAATGATTCTTCATATAATGATTGTAAGTTTGGAAAAAAGAAACACGAAAGGTGGAGTAAATATGTTGATATGAACTCTGAATCTGGAAAAAGGATTCATGGATATGCAAAGAAGAATCCTAATAAATCTATAATTGTACAGCACGACAAGACAGGTCATATGTTGTACTTAAAGAAATACGATATGGGAGGAGAGTCATGATCGGATCAATAATTGGAAGTTCACTAAAGCTTGGTTTAAAGATTATGGATAAGATTGAAAAGAACTCTGATAAAGCAAGTTTTGAAGAGTTCAAAGCACGAAAAAAAGAAATGGATAATTCATTGGTAGATGCTGATGTAGAAGGTATTGATTCTATGTTTGAGTATCTAGCAGATCGAGCTCGTGGTGGTAATACGGGTCGAAAGGAATAACATGAAAAACTTTAAAACTTTTATAGAAGATAAGACGTTAAAGGATATTGTCAAGAGAGAGAAAGAGAGTAGTCACTCTGGAAGTAATGCTAGTAAATCTATCAGGATAATGACCAAAGAGATTAAGAGAGAAAAATCTGATGATCTTATCCTTGTCAAACTGTCTGATGATGGTGATAGTGTAATACGCATAGAGAAAAATAAGTTAGATGGATATTTGAAAAAGGGTTGGGAGAAAATCAAATGAAAAATTTATTGATTGGATTTTGTTTAGTACTATTCATTGGTTGTGCTAATAGTAATGCCTATGAAAGACCTACTGTTAGAATAGTTGGTGAAGCTCAGATGACAAAATTACCTAATGGTAATTATGAAGTCACACCTAGATGGATTAAAGATCGTTTCAATGCAGAAAATTCTATGATAAAGCAGTTAGAAGATTGTAGAGAATCACGAGGAAATTAAAGCATATGCCCGACAATCAATCAAGAGAATCAGAAACACAAATTTTATCTTTACATAAAGACATTGAACATTTCAAATATATTATCGAGGAGTTAGAGAAGGATATTAAATCTTTTCATGAAAGATTAGATACACATCAAAAAACTGATTTGGACTTTCACGAAAATGTTCGTAAAAAGGTTTCATTAAAATTTGATATTCTTGATTGTAGAATTAGAAGGCTAGAAAGATGGAAATGGGCAGTTTGGGGAGGGTTGTTGGTGTTTGGATGTATGATTGGTTATTTTCTCCCAGGTGTAAAAGGTCCCGGACTTAGTTTGTTGTAGCTAGTTATTCCTTGTATTCAATCTTTAACTTTGGTATAATTATATTATGGAAAATCAAGATATACACATTGGAATCGTTGGAGCAGGAAAAATCGGAACTGCCATCTATAGTTTATTAGTTGGTGAAGGTTCTGGTTATAAAATCTCCATAGCTGATATTACTCATCCAACATTTCTTTCTAGTTCTGTTACAGAAAAGGACTATGTTAAGTTGAGTGGTAGTGAAAATGGCATTGCTCAGTTTACTGATTTTGTACATGATAAAACTCTTATCATTAATGCATTACCATTTCATTTAAATGTGAGTTTATACTATGCTTGTTATGAACATCATATTCCCTACTTTGATCTTTCTGAAGATGATGCGTTAGATAATTCTATTCACAATCGTATTCAACTAGATAAACTACCATTCACAATGCCTCATTGTGGATTAGCTCCGGGTATATCCACAGTAATAGCAAACAATCTATCAAAAGACTTTTCTGATCTACATGAAATTAAAATTCGTGTTGGAGCTCTATCACAATTCTCAACAAACAAATTAAAGTATCATAGCTCGTGGAGTGGTGATGGGTTGGTTAATGAATATCTTGGTAAATGTCAAGTGATTCGTAATGGATCTTATGAAGAAGTAGATGCTTTGTCTGGTTATGAAATACTAAATATTGATGGTACAGATTATGAAGCTTTTCATACGTCTGGTGGTATTGGTTCTTTTGCAGCAACACTTTCTGATAATTTTCATGCAGGTGTTAATGCAGATTATAAAACACTCCGTAGAGTGGGTCATCATCAATATGTGGATTTTCTTTTTAATGATCTTAAAATACCACAAGATTTATTAACAGACATATTTAAAAAATACATCCCAACAACAACAAAAGACGAAGTTATAATTTTTGCATCAGCAAGTGGTTATCATGCATCTAATATAAATTATAATACTAATATCTATTATAAGGTATTTAAACCAGAACTTATTCGTGGAAGAAAATATACAGCAATTGAATATACGACAGCATGTGGTGTCTTAGCTATGGTGGAATTATATTTGGATGGTAAGCTACCAAAAGAAGGATATGTTACACAAGAGTCAGTAGAATGGAAAGATGTGTTGAGTACAACATTCGGGAGGTTTTATAAGGAGAGAAGTGTATATGAGTAGCACCACCTGGATAGACGTAAAATATATAAATTTGTGTTCGAGCATTCTCGAAAGATTTAAACAGAAAACCAACAATTTGTGGAATTTTAGATGTCCTATATGTGGTGATTCAGAGAAGCATAAGAACAAGTGTCGTGGATTTATCTATGAACGGAGGAATAAATATTTTTATAGATGTCATAATTGTAATGTTGGTACAAGCTTCAATAAGTTTTTAGAACAAATCAATCCAACATTACATAGAGATTACATAACAGAAAATTATAAAGAGGATGCAGGAAAAAATAAAAATGATATAAAAGTATTACCAAAATTTAATTTTGTTCCTGAGTTCAATAATGTTTTGGACGGTATGGTATCTATCTCATCTCTTTCACAAGATCATCCAGCACGACAATATTTACATGGAAGATTAATACCAGAAAAACATTTTAGATATTTGTACTTATGTAAAGAATTTAAGAAGTGGACAAATACTGTTATACCAAACAAGTTTAGCTCATTAAAGTATGATGCACCACGTTTGGTTATACCATTTTTTGATGAAAGTAAAAATGTGATAGGTTATCAAGGTCGTTCTTTTGATCCAAAAGAACAATCAAAATATATAACAATAAAAATGAAAGGAGTAGAGAATTTAATCTATGGTCAAGAACGTCTTGATATTAATAAAAAAATATATTGCGTAGAAGGACCTCTGGATAGTTTGTTTTTACCAAACTGTTTAGCAACAGCTGGGTTAAATTTTAAAGAGTTAAAACTTGGTCATATTATTGTACTGGACAACGAAAGGAGAAATGTTCAGATTGTAGATGCATTAAAGAAGGTAATAGCAAATGGTTATAGTGTTTGCATTTGGCCTGATAACTTGAATGAAAAAGATATCAATGAGATGATAATGAATGGAAAAACTGTAGATGAAATCGTATCTATTATAGATAATAATACATATGCAGGCCTGCAAGCAGATTTTCAACTTTCTGAATGGAAACGATGTTAGGAGGATAAGATGCTTTTAACGGAAGAACAAACCAAATATTATTTAACAGATTTGATTAACCATTACGGAGAAATAAGACAAGACGCAATAACTAGTGAAGCAGAGTATAAACAAAAAGCTTTTGAAGATATGAAAATAGTATTATTTGGAGATGATTATAATGGAGCCAAAAGAGAAACAAATACATGAGCATGGATTTGTAAGACTAATTGATGTAATGGGTGATGACAACTGTATTGCTGATGCAGCTCGGGTTTCTTACGGAAAAGGAACTCGGTCTGCTTCAGATAATAGAAATCTAATTCGTTATTTGCTTAGACATAAACACACATCACCACTTGAGATGGTAGAAGTTAAATTTCATCTCAAGCTTCCTATTTTTATTATGAGGCAGTTAGTAAGACATAGAACTGCATCCTTAAATGAGTATTCGGGAAGATATTCTATAATGACAGAAGAATGTTATGAACCAAGTGATGAATATTTAAAACCTCAATCCCAAGTTAATAAACAGGGGAGTGATGGTGATCTTCCCAAGATATGTAAGAACAGTTATAAACAAAAAATACATGGTGCAATTAATAAAGCTATTGTAGCATATAGATTTTTACTTGGTACAGAATCAGCAACATGGGGTGGGTTAGGATTATCAAGAGAGTTGGCAAGAACAGTTTTACCAGTATCAAACTATACAGAATGTTACTGGAAGATTGACTTGCACAACTTTTTTCATTTTTGTCGTTTACGAATGGATAGTCATGCACAACAAGAGATACGAGACTATGCTAAAGTGATGTATGAGATGGTCAAACCAGAGGTTCCACTTGCAGCCGAAGCCTTTGAAGACTACAGTCTAAATAGTGTATCATTTAGTAGAATGGAAGTAGACGTATTACAATATGCATTTAAGAAGTTTCCAGAGATGCAGTCATCTTCTGGATTTATACAGAACATAACAAGTTATATTTCTAAATTGAAAAATGATGATAATAACTTTGGTATGAGTAACCGAGAATGGAAAGAATTAGAGGAGAAATTAAAATAAATGTTACCAACAACGTATCAGCAGTTCATACATCAAAGCAGATATGCTAGATGGCAAGAAGACAAACACAAACGTGAATCATGGGCAGAAACAGTAAAAAGATACTTTGATTTTTTTGAAGAACATCTCGGAACTAAGGCAAAAAAAGATAGAAAAGAATTAGAAGATGCAGTATTAAAGTTAAACATTATGCCATCAATGAGGGCATTGATGACTGCTGGTGAAGCATTACATAGAGATAATGTTGCAGGATATAATTGTGCATATTTAGCTGTAAATGAAAAGAGAGCATTTGATGAATGTCTTTTTATTTTGATGTGTGGAACTGGTGTTGGTTTTTCTGTAGAACGTAGAGAGGTTGAAAAACTTCCATTGGTAGCAGATGAACTTTTTGATACAGATACAACTATTGTTGTTGCTGATTCAAAGATTGGATGGGCAAAGGCATATAAAGAATTGATCTCGATGTTATATGCAGGACAGATTCCAAAGTGGGATATGTCTAAGATTCGTAAAGCTGGTGAACGATTAAAAACTTTTGGTGGAAGAGCATCAGGCCCTTTACCATTGGACAATCTTTTTCGTTTTACTATAGATACATTCAAGGCTGCAATTGGGAGAAAACTATCATCTATTGAGTGTCACGATTTAATGTGTAAGATAGCAGAGATAGTTGTGGTTGGTGGTGTTCGTAGGTCTGCTTTGATTTCTCTTTCAAATCTTACAGATGAACGAATGAGAAAAGCAAAGTCTGGTCAATGGTGGTTGAATGAAACCCAAAGATCATTATCTAATAACTCTGTAGTTTATACAGAGAAACCAGATGTAAGTATATTTCTTAAAGAATGGATGTCGTTGATTGAATCTAAATCAGGAGAACGTGGAATCTTTAATCGCTTAGCAGCAAAAAAACAAGTAGAGAAACTTGGTGATAGAAGAGATGCTAATCATAATTTTGGAACTAATCCTTGTTCAGAAATTATATTGAGAGATTCAGAGTTTTGTAATTTGACTGAGGTAGTGGTTCGTCCAAAAGATACACCAGCAACACTTAAAGAGAAAGTTCGACTTGCATCTATACTAGGAACATGGCAGGCTTCTTTAACTAATTTTCGTTACTTATCTAAAACTTGGAAAAAGAATTGTGAGGAAGAAGCATTGCTTGGTGTATCATTAACTGGTATTATGGATAATGAATATACTAATGGTACTCATTATGGTACAAATGAAAAAGGATTACCATCTTTGTTAGAGTCACTTAAAAATATTGCTGTTGCAACAAACAAATTGAGTGCAAAACAACTTGGTATCAATCCAGCTGCAGCTATTACTTGTGTTAAACCTTCAGGAACAGTTTCACAATTGGTTGATGCATCTTCTGGTATTCACGCAAGACATGCACCTTACTATATTAGAACTGTAAGAGGAGATAAGAAAGACCCTTTATGTGAGTTTATGGTAAAGAAAGGTATTCCACATGAATCAGATGTAACTAAACCAGAACATACATGGGTGTTTTCTTTTCCAATTAAAACTTCTAAAGCTGCATTGTGTAGAAATGATAGAACAGCTATTGAACAATTAAACTTTTGGAAATTGTATCAGGAGCATTGGTGTGAACATAAGCCGTCTGTTACTATAACAGTTAAAAATGAAGAGTGGCTTGATGTTGGTGCATGGGTTTATAAAAACTTTGATATGATTTCTGGTATTTCTTTTTTACCACATATAGATCATTCTTATCAACAGGCACCTTATCAGGATTGTAGTGAAGAAGAATATGAGGAAATGGTAAAGAAGATGCCTGCAACAATCGACTGGGACGAACTATCTAAATATGAACAAGAAGACCACACACGAGGTTCGCAAGAATTTGCATGTACAGGGGATAAATGTGAGGTCGTAGATTTACAATCGGAGAATTAATATGGATGAAGAAATGGATGAGGAATTCGATGACGATGTAGAGAAAAGATTTGGATGTGCTGAATGTGGTCATACTTTTTGTATGGAGTGTGAGGAAGACATGATTCCAAAGTTTTGCCCTTTTTGTGCATCACCTGTTTATATCAGAGATGTTGATGAAGATGATGAATATTGTGATGATGAAGAAGATAATGGTTTTCATCTATGAGTAGTAAATCAAAAACAAAAGGTAAGAGCTGGGAACGAGATGTTTGCCTGTTTCTATCTAAACTATATGGTGAATCTTTTATTAGGGTTCCTGGCTCTGGTGCATTTATAGGTGGTTCAAACCAGTTCAGAAAGGAAACACTTTCGGATGAGCAGATAAAGTTATCACGTGGTGATATCATTTCACCTGAACACTATCCATATTTCTTAGCTGAGTGTAAAAATTATGCAGATTTTCCATTTCATCAATTGGTGTTGATGAATAGTATTGCTCTTTTAGATTCATGGATAGAACAAGTAGAGCATGATGTAACTTGTAACGAAGATGTATGGTTGTTATTTATTAAGATAACCAGAAAGGGACAGTTTGTACTTTTTAATCCGCAGCATTTGGGGGATCAGTTATTTCCTTTACCATATGGTGTAAAATATAAAAAGTATTGGTTCTGTGAGATGGACTATTTTTTTGAATGTTATAAAGATGAAATTAGATATAAATGGACTATTAACAGTAGCTCCTAATAAACCCTTGCATACAAAGGGTTTATAAGTCCTTATTTTACAAGGCCTTACATGATAACGATGTAATCCTATTAGAACCAACAACTTACCTTATACCTTTTTCCTTGTGTTTGATACTATAGTTTGCTATAATAGTACTATAAATGAGAAAGGAAACCATATGAATTATATTCTGTATGTAGTATTAACGGTTTTTCTGGAAAACGGAGAACCAGCAAAACACGAATTTAAATTGTCTTTTGATAAGGCTAAACATTGTGTTGAGATGAAAAAAGTTTTTGATGTAGGTGTATCATTTTTTCGTTTAGCAAATAAGAGTAATATTAATTATGAAGGTAATTGTAAAAAGAATAATAAGAATAGTAATTTACCAAAAAAAAGGAGCTTATAATGAGTATATTTGATGAAATGTTTGACGATGAGAATTTAGACGAACATGAATTTGAAATCTGGTTGGATTCTATAAATGAATCTGGTGATCCAGAAAGAGATGAGGAGTGTTATTATAAGGAGATGGATAGAATAAATAAAGAAACCTTTTCACAAGAAATTGGTGAAAATATGGAGTCAGAAGAAGAACTAATGGAACTAGTACAATTTCCAGAATTTAGAGTAAAGGGAACTGATTATATATGTACATACTCGGTCAATTGAAATGAAGAAATGGTTAATAGATGATTGGAAGCATAATCGTTTTCGATTATTTTGTGAAACAATCGGCTCTTTATGTTTTATTAGTATTATGTTGATGATGGCTTGGTATGGTGATACAGTTTCTATTCTCACAGTATTTCTTGTACAGATAGCTGGTTCATCATTACATATCATTAATGGATATATGAGAAGTAGTGTTAGTTTAATTGTATTGAATGTAGTAGTAATAGCAATAGCAATTTTTGGAATTGGGAGGATGTTTTTATGATTTACGAGATTATGAAATGTAATGATGGTGTGACTAGAGCAGTTAAAGTGGTTAATGGTGTAAAAGTAGATCCATCAGTAGTAGATGAATCAGTTGTTAAGGTAGAAAAAACATCCACAAAACCAATTGTTTCTATACAGGATCGATTACATAGTAAAATAGAAGACTATATTTCATCAATTGAGGAACGAGTTGATGATTATATAGATAGTGGTTATAAGATGAAATATGATGTATATAATCATCTGTTAGAACTTGGATGTAAAGCAGCTCACGCACGAAAAATGAGGCCCTTTTATGTTGATTGTTTTAATGAGTTGGTTGATCTGTATAATCAGGAAGATGAATATTACATAGAGGCGTGGAGCAGTCTTAGACCAAAACATCAAAAAATGTTGATGGATTTTTATGGAGTTATTGTAGATGATTTGGATCGTATAATAAAGAACTCTACAGCACAACGAAAACCACGCAAGAAGAAAACATTATCAGCTTCAAGACTTATTAACAAGTTAAAGTATCAACAAGAATTTTCTGATTTGAAGTTGGTTAGTATAAATCCTGAAAAGATAATTGGTGCAAATGAGCTTTGGGTATTTAATACAAAGAACAATAAGTTAGGTGTTTATAAGGCAGTTAATACAATAAGAGGTTTCTCTGTTAAAGGTTGTACAATACAACATTTTGATGAATCAGAGTCGGTTGAGAAGACGGCAAGAAAACCAAAAGAAGCAGTAAGCATTTTGAAGAAACGATCTTTGAAAAATGTGTTGCAAAACATGACAACCAAAGAACGTCAACTAACGGGTAGAATTAATGCCCAAACAATATTATTGGGGGTATTCTAATGTATAAAAATATTATTATTATTTTTCTTGTATTTATGTTATGTTCTTTGGTGTTTCAGAATAAACAAAACATAAAAATTATTATACATAACTTAGCTGAAACAAAAAAACTGGTTAGTGAAACAAAAGATTATGTTGCGAAAACTTTTGAAGATGAATTTTCTGTTGAGGAATTTGTTGTTGGTATAGAGATACCATCTTTACATCCAGAGGATGAGGAGGAGGTTAAATGAATAAGGGTAATGAAGATTTAGTAGGAGACAGCACTCAAAAAACATCAAGAGGTGTTGTTAAAAAATTAACAGAAAAGAAAGGACAGATTGTATCAAAGAAAAAACTTTATCATTTTACAATGGATGCTGTATTTGGTCATATTGAGAATGATATGTTAGTTGATGTGTTACTTGCATCGAATAATTTTGTAACTAGAGTAGAGAGGGTATATTAATGAATAGAGAAACTTTGATTAAGAGCTTAAGAAAGAAGGCTATGAGAATTAAGTTTACGAAAGTAAATGGAGAAGAACGAGTAATGGATTGTACTTTGCAGGAACATATGATTCCTCCAACAGATCCAAATAAACGTAAAGAGAATGAAGAGGTTTTACCAGTTTGGGATATTGGTAAAGGTGAATGGAGATCGTTTCGTATGGATTCTATTATTAACTTAGAAATATTACAATATCAAGATAACGGGGTACTTTGACATGATTTTACTTGATTTCAGTAACATAATTATAGGCAGTATAATGGTATCAGCTAAAATACCAAATGAGCAAAGATTTTCGGAGGATTTTATCCGTCATCTAGTGTTGAATAGTATTAGGTCTTATCGTAAAAAATATAGTGGTAAGTATGGTGAGATGGTTATTTGTACAGATTGTGATTCTAGTTGGAGAAAGGTTGCATTTCCATACTACAAGGCTCATAGGAAAATACAGAGAGCAAAACAGTCAGCAAAAGAAGGAGTTGATTGGTCTGCATTATTTGATACCATTAACAAGATAATAGAAGAGTTACAGACATTCTTTCCATATAAAGTGATAAGGATACCACATGCTGAGGGAGATGATGTGATAGGAGTGCTTGCAAAGCATATAAAAGAACCTTGTTTAGTTGTTTCTAGTGATAAAGACTTCAATCAGTTGTATAAATATAAGACAGTTAGACAGTTCTCACCTATGAAGCAGAAGATGATAAAGGGAATTGATGCAGATGCTTATTTGAAAGAACACATTATTCGTGGTGATAAGGGAGATGGTATTCCAAATATCTTATCAGCTGGTGATTGTATTGTTTCTGGAGTAAGGCAAAAACCAATTTCAAAAAAGAAAGTTTTAAATTGGTTACAACAAAAACCTGAGGATTTTTGTAACAATGGGATGTTAGATGGATGGAATCGAAACCAAGAAGTAATTGATTTTGATTATATTCCACCTACAATTGTTCTTGCTATATTAGACTCATATAATAAACAAGTACCAGCAAAACGTAGTGGGTTGTTAAATTACTTTATTAAACATAAGTTAAAATTATTAATTGATAATATAGGAGATTTTTAATGCCAGATAATGAAACATTGATGATTGGTGAAATACTTGCCAAAGTTGATTCAGCTAGATCTAAACAAGCAAAAATAAAAATATTGGAACAGTATAAAAGTATTCCAGTTCTTCAACATTTTTTAAGAGGATTATTTGATCCAAAAATTAAATGGGCAATAACAGAAACACCAGATTATGCAGAAGATGATATCACACCAGAAGGAGAAGAAGCAAATTCTTTGTATATTGAAATACCAAAGTGTTCTCTTTTTGTAAAAGATCATCCAAAAGCAAAAGGTGTAAAACTAATAAGACTTAAACAAATTTTAGTTCAGGTGTTGGAAAGTTTACATCCATCAGAAGCATCTTTGTATATGCAAATGTTGAAAAAGAAAACTAAGGTAAAAGGTCTAACATCTAAATTAGTGTTAGAAGTCTTCCCAGGTATGTATAAAGAAGGAGTATAAAAATGGCAATAGGTGTTACAACAGGAGGTGAAAGTTTAAAAACTAATGTTAGTGTGAAATCTGGTAGAAAGAAATTATATGATAACCAAGCATTAGTAGTTGAAGCTTTCAAAGAAAAGTATATCAAGGTAGATTTAGTTGATGAAGAAGATCATCATTTTAAATTGAATTGGGATGGAGAAAAATATGAAGGTAACTTTTTTGGTACTACATTAACTTGTGAGTATGATGTGATTAGAGATTTTAAAGCAGATATTTCTGCACCAGAAAGAAACGAGTCGGGTTCTCCTGTTTATGCAAAGAGATCAAAAGGAGGTAGACCAGATCGTTATCACGAATAGGAGATATATATGTATGTTTCAGTAGAAAACCCAGTTACACAAGAAATTCGTAACTATGAAACAAACATGTGTAGAGCTTATAAAGAAAATAAAATTAGTAAGACTAGATATTTTAAATCATTATATCCAACCAAACATCTAATTACAAGATGGTTTAATATACTGAATGAGGAAATATTTAATAACGAGATTTATCCATTCTATGACATTGAGATTATACAAAAGAAGGGATGTCATGCAGAACATATTCCATTAGAATATAGTGGAAAAATCTATGCTATTTTATCTATGACAGATCGTTTTATTAATAAGAATGAGTTTTTGTTTACATTAGCACATGAGATGGTTCATCAATGGCAATGGATGCACTTGTATAGATCGGATCATGGTCAATCGTTTTGGAAATGGAAGAATCGATTGGCACAATTTGAAATTCCATTAGGAGAAAGTATTTAATGCCATACTATGAATTTGAATGTGAAAAATGTTCTCACGAGTTTGAAGATTTTCAAATATTAGCAAATATTGATGTTCCTTTAAAACAACCATGTCCTTCTTGTAAGAAAATTGGACACATACAGAGGTTGATTTCTGGTGCAGATATATGTGATCCAGTTTCGTTAGGTATAAAAAAAGTTCCAGCTGGGTATAATGAGGTTATTAGAAATATACAAAAGAACAACCCAGGTAATACGATAGAGTTAAGAGATTAGGAGATTAAATTGTTACAAAAAAGTATCAGTATTTTAATTGTTATTGGTAGTATTTTAATATTTAGTAGTTGTGGTTCTATAACTACTGTTACCGCTTTAAGCACAGTTGGAACTGCGGCTGCGAGTAAAGTTATTGAACACCAAGTTGGTTATGGGATTAGGACACCACAAACGATTATAGAACAGGTGATGCCTTCTGTAGTAACAATTGTTTCTGAATCACGTAATTCAAGAAACTTGCCACCTCGTCAAAGATTTACTAATCCGAGAGAAACACCAATATTACCACAACCAAACAATAACGAATTTCAATCTGGTACTGGTTTTGTTATCAAAGAAGATGGTACAGTTATTACCAATTATCATGTCGTAGCAAATAGTATAGGTAAACCAGATGCTGTGCTTCGTGTTATTTTTAGTAATGATTCTGTTTATACAGCAAAAGTTTTTAATTATGATAAACTATCTGATATAGCTATTTTAAAGATTGTTAATAATGAAAATAAAAAATTCCCAGCAATTACTTGGGGTGATAAGGCGAAACTTGGAAGTCATGCAATCATTATTGGTTCGCCCATTGGCATGGACTTTAGTGTGTCTTTTGGGATCGTTTCTGCTGTTGACAGGATTGTTCCAGATGCTTCTCCTCCATTTGTTCCATATGTTCAAACAGATGCAGCGATGAATCGTGGTAACTCTGGAGGTCCGTTGTTTGATGCAGATGGAGGTGTTATTGGTATTAACACTTTAATATTATCACCAGCACCAGGTGTTGATACTGGTAGTGTTGGATTAGGATTTGCTATTGACGGTCAGTATGCACAGAATATCATAAAACGATTAGAGGGTGGTGATAAAATAAAATGGAGTTACATGGGGATTCTTTATCGTTTATTAGATATGGAAGAAACCGAAAGTAACAATTTACAATTTGGAAGGAATGTTATTATTAAAGATGTTTTGAGTAATGGTTCAGCTTATAACATATTGAAAAAAAATGATATTATTCAAAAACTGGATGGAGTAGTTGTTACACATAAAAAATTTGCATCAATGATTGCTAAGTTAAAACCTGGTACTACTATCGAATTGACAGTTTTACGAGATGGTAAAGAAGAAACTTTAAAATTAATTCTAACACAGAGGCCGGCGTAATATGTCACCAGTTAAAATGATGCTTAGAAGTATGATGATGTATCAACGTAATCGTATGTTATCACAAGATTGTATTGATCTTTCTACAAGAATATATAATAATTTACTGGACATAGATGAATGGAAGCAGACAGGAAATATAAATATATACAAGAGTGTTGGTAATGAAGTTTCTACAGAAAAAATAATCAATGAAGCTTCTAAGACAAATAAAATTATTTATCATCCAACAGCTGAACCAGAGGATAATATTATTGAAGTAGATTTAGTCATTGTCCCAGGTGTGGTGTTTGATGAAAAACTTGCAAGATATGGTAGAGGTAAAGGTTATTATGATAGATTTCTTTGTAGGTTACCAAAGAAGACAATTGTGATTGCTGTTGGATATGATTTTCAAGTGATAACAAGAAAATGGAGATTAGGATTGAAGAGTCATGATATAAAGATGGATTATATTATAACAGAGAAGAGGGTTATTCAAAAGAAGGGTACATTTTTTTACTAAATAAGGAGCAACGGGGTGAGATATTATATACTTCCCCTTGTTATGTTATTGATGATACCTACATTATTATATGGAGCAGATAGTAATACAGTCAGTAGTTCAACTGTTACAGGAACAACAACAGTTGACCGAACACCTGGCACAGCTGTGTCTCCTAGTATAGTTATTAATAATACTGATGTTTGTGTAACTGGAATTAGTGGTGCAGCTCAAACAGCATGGTTTGGTTTTTCAATGGGCAAGACTATTGAAGATAAGAATTGTGAAAGACTAAAACTTGCTAGAACACTTTTTGGTCAAGGAATGAAGGTGGCTAGTGTAGCACTATTATGTCAAGATGTCAGAGTTTTTAAAGCTATGATGATGGCAGGAACTCCATGTCCTATAGATGGTAAGATTGGAGAAGCTGCAAAACAGATATGGGAGAAAGAACCAAAACGTAGACCAGACTATCACGAATGGCGAAAAAGAGATAAGAATAAAGAAGCAGTAAACGAATTAGATTCTTTCAAATCAAATGAGTACAATGCAGGTAGTTGGGATGATGATAACTATTAAAAAGCTGGTGAGGCATTCCTAGTCCATCCAGCGGAGACTCCATACACCAATGCACCCTTAGTGGTGTATGGAGTTGCCCAATTTTTAAATCAAAAGGAACAGTATGATTTCATTTTTAGAATACGTTAATGTAAGAAAACATAATAAAGAGTGGCAGTTTATGGCTGATGGTTATTTACCACTATCACCAGCTATTCTTAAAGATTTTGAAGTGGATGTAAAAAATGTATATCATGTTACCACTATCAAAGGATTGAAAAAACTTGCACGATTACAAGGTAAACGTGTAGATGTCTCTGGCTTCACTAAAGGTTCAAAGGGTGTTAGTAAAGGACTACTTAATGATGCTGAAGTATTAGTCAAACTAGATGGTAAGAGTTCTGTTGAATTTGAGAATGATGTGAATACTAGAACAGATAGAAATGGTATTAGATGGTTATCCCCTAATGGTAATGTATCATCAAGACTTAATGCTAGAATATTTCAATTTGGTCAAACGATATTCCCAAAGATAATAAAACATTTTGATATACTATCGAAGGGAACTAAATCAATGTTTACGCATGATGTAGGTAATTGGATACATGATAAAGATGGTAAGACTAAAAAAGAGTTTATTAAGTTTTATCATCAAGAAGCTAAGAAGATAATCAATAGTTCTCTTATTAAAGCAATGCAGAATGATATTTCATATAATGATATAATGGGTCATAATCATAACGAGATACTAATACATGATTTCAAGATAACAAACTCAAAACTCATACGATCTAGTGATCCTGATAAGGCAGAGAAAATGTGGAGTAATGCAGAAGCTGCTGGTATGACAAGTTTTGCTGTAATAGATGCAGTAGAGGTAGAGAAAATATAATGTTACAACTATTACTTATACTTTTATTATCTACTAGTGCATTTGCAGAAACAGCAACTACTGCTGATGTAACAGAGAAAGATGCAGGTGCAACTCATCTTTGTTCAAGAGGTGATAGTGCATGTGGAGCTGATCCACGGACAGATATAAATTCAGATGGTGGTAGTGATGATGATATAGTTTATTGGGATCAACATGGGCATATTAGTTCTCAATATGGTAACGGGACTTATGATACAGATTTTAAGATTACAAATGATATTAGTACATTTATGACTGAAGATGAAATGCTTCAGGGTTTCACTATGGATAGTTCTATTGGATTAAGAGATAGAAACTATGTAGGTGGTGATGCATTTAGAATAAAAATTAACGTAACTGATGGAACAACTACATATTCAAACACAACAGATTTTACGACTAGTGCAGGTCAGTCATACGAAACTGTTATCAGTCAACTCATTATCCCAGAAAATACATTATCATATGATTTAGCAACATTCGGATTGATTCTTAGTGGTGATAGTTTGACTAATGGTTATAACGGACCTCAAACAAATAGTATTGGATTAACTGCTACATATGAATTAATTAATAACGTGCAGGATACTGTTTTAGATTTAGTAGCATCGGCTGTATCTGATATACTTGAGACATCTACAGATACTACAATGCAAGTTAATGTGTCATCCCCATCAGGTGTTACTAATATTAATATACCTGTTAGTGTTAGTGCTGGTGTAGTAACAATGTCTGTTCCTACTGTTGCTGGTACAATAGAGAAAATACAAATTAATACTGGAATGGCATCAAGTTCAAGTCAACCAGAACAAGTAGCAGAAGTAAAAACAGCAGTTGCTGAAGTAGAATCAGCTGTAGAAGAAGACCAAGAATCTGATTCAGAAGAACAAAAACAAGAGACAAAAAAAACCAAAGCAGACAAAGCAAAAGCAGTACAAGTAATAGTCACAAGAGTTTTACAAGCAGTTCAATTGGCGGGTGGAGATACAGATAGCACTAAATTAGCATTGATGGGTATTATGGGTAATGCAGGTTTTAGTTCATATCAAGAAGCATCTATTCCTGATGTTGCATTTTATGATACAACAGTTACATACGAGTCACCTGTTTATAATGATCCGTTAGGTAATGTATTTAATATGGGAAGTAATCAAATGATGGATAGCATGATAAATTCCCAATACAACTAGGAGATGAAATGACTAACGCTCAAGCTGAAAAAGAAAAAATCAAAAAGATTATAAGATCGACTCACGAAAATCTTGGAAAAGTAAATGCGAAGGGTCAAACGTATACTGATATAAATGATATGTTTTATGATTCAGAACAAAAACCTGTTTTCTTTACTGGTAGTGAAGTTATCAAAGAAGCTATTAGACGAGCAAGTGTTGGAACATCTGTCGCATATCCAATTACACCACAGAGTGAAGCAGCTGCATTGATTGGTGAATTATATGCAGAAGGATACTTAGATGAATACTTTAGAGGTGAAAGTGAATTTGCAGTAATGGGACAATGTGCAGGTGCATCGTTTGGTGGGCATAGAGTGTTTACTACTACAGCAGGTCCCGGAACTCTTAGAGCAATGGAAAACTTTCCAATGTGGGCAGGGTCACGACTACCAATTCAAGTTTGTGTAACTTGTAGAGGTATTAACTCTCCGTTAAGTATTCAACCAGACACCTTAGAAATACATTATCTGTTAGAA